GCATCTGCAGCGACAGGTCCTCCAGGTCTTTGCCCGTGGCGCCGGTGCGTTGGGAGACGCTGGCCACCGCGCTCGAGATGTCCTCGAAGCTGGCCCCGGTCTGGGTGGCCACGTTCTTGAAGCTGCCCTTCAGGGCGTCGAGGTCCTTGCCCGTGGCCCCCGTTTGCTTCTGAATTCCCTTGTAGGTCTTGTCGAAATCGGACCCCAGGTTGAACAGGGCCACGCCGGCGGCGGCCGCCCCGCCCACGATCCCGGCCGTTAGTGGTGAGAGCACCCCGCCGCCCTTGCCCACCGAGGACGTGACTTTGCCCAGGGCGCCTTGGATGTTGCCGCCGAGGAGGTCGCCCAGGGCGCCGCCGAGTTTGCTGAAGGTCCCCTTCAGGTCGGAGCCGAGCCCACCGAGGGACTTCTTCAGCCCCTCGGTGTCGGGCAGGAGGGCGACGACGCCCTTGATGATGGGGTCGGCCACCTCAGCCCTCCCGGCCCGTCATGTCGATGAGCTCGCCGATCGCCACCCGTCGGCGGCGGGGCGAATCATATGTTTCGGGGGCGTCCCGCCAGGGCCGGGGCAGCCGCAGCGGGCGGGGCGGCGTGCTGCCCTTCTTGGAGTTGACCTGGAGCGTGAGGCGCCACAGGGCGTGGACCATCTCGGCCGTGACCGCCTGGACCTCAAGCGCCCACAGCGCGGCCGTGCGCTCGCGCTGGGCTAGCTCCCACATGCGCTCCATGAGCTCGTCGTCGCACTCGAGCAGGGCGCCGGGAGCCAGCCTCAGGGCCACGGCCACCTCGGCCACTACTCCGGCGCTGGCGGTTCGGTAGGGTGCGTGCCGTTGGAGCTGGGCGGCTCGGCCTCCTCAGCGGCGAAGTGGACCGAGTCGAACCATTCCTCGAGCACGGGGTCGGACGGGGGCCAGCTCTGCTCGTGGGCCAGGTAGTAGGCCATGGTGGCGGCGTCGGCGATCGACCCCGTCTCGTAGGTCCGCTTGAAGCGCCGTTCGAACTTGATCATGGTGCTCTTCAGCACGGGCAGGCGCGTGACTGTGCCCTCCTCGTCGGTCAGGACGAGGATCGACTCTGCGATCGCCACGGCGGCTACGCGTAGGTGAAGCCGTTGGGCAGCGTGCCCGGGGCCAGAGCGCCCGGGTTGGTCACCTCGACAGCGACGGAGCCCGTGCCGGCCGGCACCGTGCAGGTGGCCGCGGTGGCACTGGTGCGCACCACGTTCGTGGCGCTGGCGGAGCCGAAACGGACGGTCATGTTGGCAGCGAAGTTGGTGCCGGCCAGGGCCACCGGGTCGCCGGGGTCGCCGGTGTCGGGCGTCACCGACGTGATCGTGGGGTTGGGCGGCGGCGCCGCGCCCCCGTCGGTTTCGCCCAGCATGGCGGCGTTGGCCTGCCACCAGAAGGTGTTGGGCTCGGCCGCCAGCACCGTGAAGGTGAGGGGGAACACCAGGCCGGCCGTGTTGACGAGCGTGAACTCGACCGCCTCGGAGACCATGGTGCGCCGGCCAAAGAAGCGGGCTTTCTTGGCCCCGTCCTCGAACTCGACCGAGACCATGCGCTCGTCGATGAACGAGCTCGGCGCCGGCTCGAACTCGAAGCCGTCCTGGGCGTTGCCCGACCACTCGCCGCCACCCAGGGCCAGCCTCAGGTTCTCTTTGTTGAACTGGCGCAGCGACCCGGCCACCGTCTTGGGCCGGCCGGTGGTGAGCATGCGCACGGGGTCGAGGGACTGGCTGGTCATCAGGGTGTCGGTGTCCAGGCCGAACGAGAACGTGATGCCGTCCTCGGTGGTGTAGCCGAGGTCGTACCAGTCGGTGCCGTACTCGGTGTCGATGCCGGTGGGCGGCAGGGTGCCGGTCGGGGCCACCAGCAGGCGCTGGAAACCGGCGACCACCACCTCCTCGCCGGATAGGCCGCCGGTGGCGGCGCGGGGGGCAGCTTCGGTGACAGTCATAAGGGGCTCCTTATGGGTTGAGACCGGCCGGGGCGGCCGGCCGGCGGGTGGCCCGAGCGGGTCGCTCGGGGTGCAGAAAAACGCTCATGTCGAAACGGAAGTGCGGCTTGGCCGGCTCGTAGCTGTTGTCCGGGGAGTCGTGGAGCATGCCGAAGCGGACCTTGCTGGCCACGGCGAAGTTGTCCTGGACGAAGCGGGCGGCGGCGAGGGCCCGCATGAGCCGGGCCAGGTGCGAGGCCTCGGCCTTGCGGTCGGCCCAGATGTCGACCTGGCACCAGGCCTCGTCGAGCACCAGGGGCTCGGTGATGATGGGCCACCCGCCCCAGCGCACCACCCGCGCCGCCGGCCATGCGGGTTTGGCCGGCAGCGCGGTGTAGATGCGGTCCTCGAGCAGGTCGGCCAGCTCGGGCTGGGCGCGGAAGAACTCGACCACCAGGGGCTCGGCGTCGGGGATGACGGCCAGGCTCATCCGTCGTACCTCCCGCCGGTGATGGCCATGTAGGCGTTGGAGAGCACCCGGTAGGGCTGGTTGTGCGCCGAGCCGTACTCGACGATGTGCCAGATGGGGCTGTCGGAGCCGAAGCCGCCCTGGAGCACGCCGTCGTCGTTCGGCGCCGGCTCGAGCGCCTGGAGGGTGTCGCGGTAGGTGCCTGTGCGCACTGGGGCCAGCGAGTAGGCGGCCTCGTAGCCGCGCTGGCCCGCTTGGCGCAGCAGGTCGGCCAGGGCCGGGTCCCGGCCGAGCTCGGCCAGCCCCTTGTCGTCGACCTGCCAGCTCTTGAGGGCCACTACTGGGCTCGCCTCACGATGGCCTCCACGTGGTGAGCGCGGCCCCGGAAGTCGCCCACGGCCCGGCCCTCGCCGATCGCCTCGAGCGCCATGTCGTCGACGAGCACCCGGTCCTGGTGGCCGAGCTCGGTGCCGGGCGGGAGGTACAGGTTCCAGCTGCGCTGGGAGAGGTCCTGGTTCATGGTGTCCTCCCGCGCCCACTGGGGCTGCAGGTTGCAGCGCACGGTGGACTTGCCCACCAGCTGGCGCTGGCCGTCGACGTCGGCCGGGTCGGGGGCGTAGTGCTCGATGGTGGCCTGCTGGGGGAAGGCCCGGACCGGTGGCATTCAGGACCACAGGGGGATCGACCCCGGCCAGTCGGGCCAGCGGAACACGGGCGTCGTGGGCGGGCCCACGAACGCGCTTATGGACCCGCGGCGGTAGCCGGCGGACCGCAGGGCTTTCTGCTCCGCCTCGGTCAGCGCCCCCGGCCCCACGGCTTGCTCGGAGCCGGCCGGGTTGCTGTAGGTCTCGCTCATGGCCCCGGTCTGCAGGGAGCGCAGCCCGTCCGGGTTGGCCCCCTGGCTGACCACGAAGCCGGCCACCTTGGCGGCCACGATGCCCACCAGGTCGTCGGGGACGGGCGCCGGGAAGACCTGGTGGCAGAAGCGGCGCACGGCGGCCGAGGCCATGTCGATCAGGCGCATGACCCGGTCGGCGTCCTCGTCCGCGATGGGGCCGCCGATGGCCTCCACGTCCTCGATCGAGCACAGGGGTGGCAGCGGGGCCAGGGCGAAGTCGGTCACTCCTCCTCGGGCTCCTCGGGGTCGGGTTCCTCGGGCTCCTCGGGGTCGGGCGGCGGCCCGGGGTCGGTGCCGCCGTCGGGCGCCCCGGGGCGGACGGTGAACATCCGGGTGCGCGTTGGCCCCCAGTTGCGCCCCATGGCGTCCCGGAAGGCGGTGGTGATGGCGTACGTGCCGGCGTGGCGGTAGAGGTGGTCCACGGCCAGCTCGGGCGGGGGCGAGACCGTCAGGTTGATGACCTGGGGCGCGCTCATATCGCCCCAGTTGATGTTCACCCGGCCCAGTGGGGGCAGCGCCACTTACTTGACCGTGTTGGTCGCCGTCTTGGTGCCCTGGCCGCTCACCGTGGACTCGGTCGCTTGCATGGAGCTGGCGGCGGGTACTTTCACGGCGGCGAAGGGGTCGCCCAGGCCTTGGGTGCCGTCGGGCTTGTTGAGCACCGGTCGGCCGATCACGGCGCCCACGCGCATGTAAACGCGCATGATGGCGACGTCGTCTTGGAACGCCGACACGGTCACGGCCCCGGTGGTCGGGTTGCGGATCACGCCGTCGGTCGAGATGTCGAAGCGCATGTCCTCCCGGAGGCCCACGATCAGGCACGTCCAGTCGCCGGCGATGAGGTCGGCGGCGCCGGCGGGCGTAAAGCCGATCCGGCTGTAGGCCAGGGGCGAACCGAACATGGTTGCCGGCGCCCCCGGCTCGGACGGCGCCCACACCAAGAACTCACCGGTGGCGGTGCGCACGCCTCGGAAGGCCCCGCGCACCGTGGTCCGGGCGCCGAAGCCGGTCACGTCCAGGCCCGAGTTCTCGATCTTGGTCATAGCGGCCGAAACTGCGGCCACGATGTCGGGCTGGTCGGGACTGGGCTGGGCCTGGATGGGCGGGCCGGCGGCGGCGAGTACTCCACCGGTGGGGAAGCTGGGCGGCGCCCCCACGCCAGAAATGACGGCATTGTCTAGGGTTTTGGCCACCGCCTCGCCCAGACGGGGCCGCACCTCGCCCCAGATGTTGAACGCGCTGTCGTCGAGGTAGGAGCGGGGCACCGGCATCAGGGCCGCGATCTCTTCGGCCTGGATCACCAGCGAGGACCACCGCATCTCCGTCTCGGGCTTGGCCGAGCCGGGGGCGGCGATGAAGCTGGCGGTGGGTAGGGCCGACAGGACCGGGATCTGGGTCTGGCCGGTGGTCATACGTTGCTGGGCGGCGAGCTGCAGCGTGATCGAGCTCGCTGCCGCCGACTGCAGGATCTGCCGGCCCATCTCGACGGGGATGAGTCCGGAAAAGTCAGAAGCCAAGGCGATACCTCCAAAAGTGGACGACGGGACTCTGAGCTTCCCGGCGTGCTCTCAGTGGCATCGCCAGCGCCCTTGCGGGCCGGTCAGCCCCGCGAAGGCTGCCGCGGTGGGGATGTTAGCGCTTGTTGACCGCCTGCCTGATGACGGCGTTGAACGGGGCGTCGGGGTCGGTCGTGCCCGGCGGCCGCATGCCGCCGTCGCCGTTACCTCGAGGCGGGCCTGGCGGCGGGGGCGGCGGCCCGCCGTTGCCCGTGCCGGCTAGGTAGGGCCGCGCCGTCAGGAGCTCGTCGAGCTGGGTCGTGGCCGCGGCGGCGTCGAAGGCCCCGTCGGCGCCCATGATCTTGGCCTGGTCGACGTACCGGGCGGCGTCGTCGGGGTCGTGCAGGCGCTTGGCCGCCAGCACCCGCAGCTCGGCCAGGGCCAGCACCTTTCCCTGCTCGGCCTTCATGGCCGCCCGGGCCTCGTCGGCGCCGGCCATGCGGGCCTGGGACAGGGCCGCGGCTTGGTTGTCCTTGTCCTGCTGCAGCTGGGCCACCAGGGCGTCGTGGCCCCGTTGCTTCTGGCGCAGGGCACCCAGGTCGGTGTTCAGCTGCTTGAGTGCGGCGTCCTTTTCAGCGATGGCCGTGTCCCGCTCAGCCAGGGCGGCCTGGGCCGCCCTCAGGTCCTCCTCGAGGCCCATCTGGTCATCCTCCTTTTTGGGCCTGGCGCTGCTCGGCGAGCCGCCAGAAGCGCAGGCAGTTGAGACAGGTGGCCAGCTCGACGTCGTCGGTCAGGTCGCCCTGTTGGCCGCAGTAGCTGAGGCCCGTAGTGGCCTTGCGCAGGTGGACCCGCTTGGGCGCCAATCACAGCACCGGTTCGACCGAGCAGTTGCACCCCGGGTGGATCTCCATGGCGTCACCCGAGGCGACCTCGACGTCGGCCAGGGCCACGCAGAACTCGCAGCCGTCGCCGGCGAGTACTCGGTGGTAGCGGACCCCGGTCCCCTCGGTGAGGGCGGACATGGCCCGGGTCTGGGCGATGGCCAGCTCGGTGTCGGCCTTGCGCGCCACGTCGTTGCGGGCCTGGGCGATGGCCTCGGCGAAGGCCACGCCGGCGCCGAGCGCGGCCCACATGGAGAACGCCGGCGTGCGCCAGGCGCTCGGGTCGTCCTCGAGCACCTCGTCCTCGTCGAGGCCTCGGTAGGGGATGCGGGCCACCACCGCCAGGTAGCCGC